TGCTTCAAAGCAAGTTCCAGAACATACAGAAAATTCTTTGTCAACAGGTGTTCCACATTCGGTACATTCAAATTCCTCATCGTTTTCGTATGCAGGATTGCCGTAGTTTAAATAGTCGTCATTCATAATTTTATATTTTAGTAAAAATTGTTTTTTTTATTGATGCTCTTCTAAAAATTCGTTGTAATCTATTTTGTCGTTTGGGTGTTGTGTACACCAATCAATCCATTTTTGTTTTAGATCTGTCATAATACTAATTTTTAATAAGGTTATATTGAAAATAATTTGCTACATAATTAATGTGCTTTTGGGTTGTTACGCTCCAATATCCTAATTGAATTAAATCGTTTCCGTCTCGTCGTGCTACAATAGTTGAATAACTCCAAACGTCGTTTCCGTCTATTCTTAAATTCTGCTTGTACTTTGGTAATGATGTCATAATTTTGTCTTTTAATGGTTATAGTTATTCTTTAAAATAAAGTCCGTTAGGTTGCACGTAAAGTGCCATATCCTGTTTTTCTAATAATACAAGATCTCCAGTTTGATATACGAATCCGAATCCTTGTCCTTTTAATCTGTTTACAGTGCTTTCTTGTTTTGGTGTCATTTTTTTGTCTTTTATTATTATTGTTACATCAAAGATATTAAAAATATTTAATAAAAAAAAATAATTAGAAGTTTTTTTTAAATTTTAACAGTTCCTGCTTACAAATCTCTAGTTCTGCTTCTGATTTTCTGGATCTTAATACGGCTCTATTTTTGTCTTCTCGGTATTGACTCATAGCTTTGTCGTACATTCTCCTGTCAACTTGTAAGCTATTTACATAAAAGAATATTCTTGCAATTGCTTTTGACATTTCAGTCAAGGTTTTTGTTTCTTTTTTTTTGATCTGGTTTAACACTAAACTAGTTAACATATCTATGTCAGTGATGTACTCCATATCTTTAAGTAAGTCTATTTTAGCAAACATTAGTTAAAAAGTTTATACAATTCGTACATTTCAAGTTTACAATGCTGACAAAGATCTGCTGCGTGTACAAAAGGTATAATAGTCCAATACTTATTGGTTTCAAGCCATTGAAAAATCTCTTTTGCAGTAGCAGGGTACGTTTCTAAAAACTTTTGCAGTGGTGCAATGTGTTCGTCTTTAATTCTTAATAAAAGTGCGTCAGATTGGATCTGTGTCGATGTGCTTAATACGTGTGTCATAATTTTGTCTTTTAAATTGTTTCTATATTAATGTATTCTAAAATAAATATGCCATTATCGCCAGAAAATGTTATTTCATCTGGAGTTACTTGAATAGATCCACCCTCGTGAAATTCAATATCCCAAAAAATCTCTGGTTGTTTTTCTTCTAGCCAAGTTGCTAATCTGTCTTTATAGCCGTTCGTTAAATCAACGCCAATTGTAATTCCTTTGTAGTTGGTAAAAATTGCATTAAGTCTCATAATTTTGTCTTTTATTGTTATTTATACTCCAAAGATATTAAAAGTTTTTAATAAAACAACACTTTATTTTATTTTTTTTCATTTTTTTTAAAATAATTTGTCCAAACTCCCTGTTTTTCTGGTGTTATATACTCTACTATACTGGCATCTTTTTCATCTAATAAGTACACTTCTTTGGACATTTTACTTTTATTCCAGAATGTAGTAGTGGGACAATCTTTACTTAAAACTTCTAACTCTTTGATTTTGTCTAACCAAAACCAATAACTGCCTTTTGGATCTGAAACAAAATATATTTTTACAACGTCCTTTGGCAGCGACATTAACGCATCATACTTTTTTTTTTCGATCATTTTAGTGTCGTAATGCTTTTTACGGAATTTCATTTCAACAACACATTTTTTTCCTTTTGGTGTATACCCTACTGCATCATAAGGCAGGTTTTTTTTTCCAACCCATTCCAGTTTCCAACCGTCAATTATATTTAAAATATTTACTAGTGCATTTTCAAACTTACCTGTTTTCGTTATGTTCATATATTTTATTTATGTCTTCAATCCATTGTTTAATTACTTTTGGATTACAGGTACAAGGTTTATGAAATTTGTGTTTAAAATACTTTGAATGTAATTGACAAACTAAATCAAATTGATCTCTATTTAAGGAATGTTTTACTTCTGACCGAAATTTATACCAGTCTAACTCGTCTACTTTTACCATAGTTCTATATCGTTCCATTTTTCCTGTCGTTTATCGCAACCACAATCTTCATACCCTAGTAATTTAGTAGACTTCTTGACTAGCCATTTTATACCTGTGTAGTATGTTATTCGTTCTATTAAATTGCCTAACCTCATTTTACAAAAGATCTTTTATAGGGTTTAAATCTTTGTTTTTTATCTCATAGGTAGTACACTTAAACGTTGTATAAGTTCCGTCGTCTCTATACCTCTTTGATCCTTTTTTAAACTTCTCTGCTCTTTCAAATAATTCTGCTTTATGTACCCAACCACAAATTGCTACTTCGCTTGTTTTTTTGTTTAATGACGTAAATATGTAAAGATCGCATTTAAAGTGTTTTTGCAGTCCGTTAAAATTATGAACGTAATCTGGTTTCATATCTACATTGCGTCCCATTGTCTTAACATCTGCTTTCAGTCCGTTAATTTCCATATCATAACCACCGTCAAATCCTTTGCTAAATTCAAAAGGTATTTTAAATAATTGGTGTGCTTTCATTTCTCCTAATAACCCAATATACTGCTCAATTCTGCTGCCGTCTGCTACTCCTCTGTTTGCAATATTATTTGTTTTTAAAAAGTCCCATACTTGATTTTTTTCGTCTTCTGTTATTGTTATTCTCATTTTTCTATTTGTTTAATTAATATTCTTTTTATTTTCTTAACTGTCCTGTAAATGGAATAATAATCTATTCCTGTTAAATTACTCAACTCTAGCATTGATTTATTTTCTATAAAAACTAACTCATATATTTTACGTTCATATAAGTTCCACTCTGAAATATTTTTTTTAATTAGATCCCTACGGTCAATATAATCAAAAGTATTGTCATAGGTATAAGGCTCTACTATATTTGTTTCTAAACTAAATTCTCTTTTTTTCTTTTTAACTTCATCTAAAAACAAGTTTCTCAAAACTTTGAATATAAAAAAGTAATTAATTTCTGACTCGTTATACATTAACGTTTTATCATATTTACCTTTCCAGTCGTATATTTTTAAGTACATTTCTTGTACAATGTCCTCTGGGTTTTTTGCACCAAATGAATCAACTATTCTAGTCCATTTTTTGTGATCCTTTGCAATTAAAGATATTACTTTACTCATTTATAGTTTTATACCAATCAATAAATTCTTTTACTCCCTCTTTTATACTTACTTTACTACAATATCCTAACTCTTTTATTTTGTCAATATTTGCCCAAGTCTTTTTTACGTCTCCAGATTGCATTGGCATATTAACTCGTACAGCTTTTTTGTTTAAGTTAAATTCTATTTCATTAATAAAACTGTCTAATTTTTCAGATTTACCATTAGCAATATTAAAAACATTGTAGTTGTCCTTTATGTTATTGTTGTTTAACAGTATTTCGATACCTTTTACAACATCTTCAACGTGCGTAAAGTCTCTGAATAAGTCTCCATTATTAAAAACGTTTATAGGCTTGTTATTTGCAATTGCATCTGTAAATAAATATATTGCCATATCTGGTCTACCGTAAGATCCATATACAGTAAAAAATCTCATACCAATAGTTTTTATATTATATAAATGGCTATAACTATAAGCGATTAACTCGTTTGCTTTTTTAGTTGCAGCATAAATACTAACAGGCTTGTCTACTCTTTGGTCTTCTTTAAATGGTTGCTCAATTTGTTCTCCATAAACAGACGAACTACTCGCATACAAAAATTCTTTTACTTTATATTTTTTACATAAATTAATTACGTTATGGAATCCAACAACATTTGAGTCAATATATTTTTCTGGAAACTCTAAACTATAACGTACTCCTGCCTGTGCAGCTAAATGTATAACAGCATCAAATTTTTCACATAAAAATAAATGTTCTAGTAATGTTTTTCCTGTCAATTCAATATATACGTACTTGAAATTTGAAACAGATTTTAGATTTTTTAGTCGGTTTTGTTTTAACGTAATATCATAGTAATTATCTAGATTATCAATACCAACAACTTCATTGTTTTTACCCAATGATTTGCATAAATGATATCCAATAAAACCTGCTGCTCCAGTTACTAAAATTTTCATTACTCTTCTTTTTTGTCTATAAAAATTTCTGCTAGTTTTTCCTGTTTCTGATCTTCAATAACTTCATCTTGCCAACTTTGTTTTTCTGGCTCTAATCGTTCAGCAATATGGTGGATCATCACGTACAATTCTCCAATTGCTTTTTCAACTCTTTTTATTCTCTGGTTTGTTGTATATTTTTTATCTTTCATTATAAATTAATTACTTTTTTAAATTCCTCACGTACAGGTTTTTCCAAAATAGGAGTTCCATTGATCTCAAATCCAACGTTTCCTGCAATGCTTTTAAATCTAATAGGATCATCTATTGACGTCGGTTTACCTCCTGTCTCGATCTCTTTTACTTTCCTAACGTGTATATGTGATTGAGTCCAATCGGCAGGGTGCTGTATATATCTATGTATTACCATAAAATCATCTGCTCTATTTACAAATTTACCTCCACCCTCAACATCACTCGCCATTGGTGGTATTGGGTGTCCTGCATATTCGTGTCCAATTGGGTGTTTCATTCGTAATGCAGCCGTATTTGCGTGAGTATTTAGCCACGTACTTACATTATAGGTTTTACAGAATTTTCTTATTTCTGTTGTAGCTTGGTAATCGTACTCGTGTCCACCTAAACTCTTCATTATTTCTGGATCTTTAATTAAGCTATTATACGGATCAATTAACAATCCTCCATAATCCCACGCTTTTTTGTAGCTAGTGGCAAGTTCTACAATTTGCCTGTAAGTATATAAGTTGTTATTATCAATCACTTTAAAATAGTCATTAATATAATCCATTTGTTTGTTAAATTCTTTTTTTGATACTTGCGTTATTGGTTTTTGCTCTAAAAATTCTACTAATTTTCTATATATTGAATGTGGCTCGTTCTCACTACTGAATACTAGCCAACGTATATTAAGGCGTTTTGCATACAGAAGCATCAAATATAGTATTACAGTTGTTTTCCCTACGTTAGCGTGTCCCAGAATTACGTTAAAATTGCCCTCTTTAAATCTTATGTAATTGTCAATGTCTGGTATTCCTACACGTTTGCCCTCTGTAATTTCTCCTGTACGGATCTTATCTAGTTTGTCTTTTACTTTAATTAAATCTACTAACATAATTTTGTCTTTTAAGTTTGTTAAAGGTATTAAAATTTTTTGATAAAAAAAAATGGTATAAAAAAAGGGTAACAATATCAATCGCTACCCTATTTATGGTACAAAATAGATCTTAAAAAGGTAGATCGTCTTTTACAGTTTCTCTACTTGCTAAATGATCTTCAACAGGTACGTCTGTTTTAGGTGTCGGTTTAAAAGTTGACAATGCAGCATATAACTTTCCTGCTTTACTTTCACAGATCTGGATTTTGCCATATCCTTTGTTAGCGTCAAATACGTCTTTATGTGTTATTAAAAGTTCGGCAAGTTGATCTACTTTGAAAGCTAATTCCATTTTTACCCATTCAACGTTTCCGTCATTAATAAACATTCCTTTAATTAATTCACTTGATTTACTCATTACGTTATTTTTATGTTAATTTATGTTACTTTTTTATTATTTGTGTTTGATTTGTTGGTCTTTTAAAACTTTCGCTTTCGTCTTCTCCAAATACTCCGAGTTCGTAAAATCCTGTCAGTTTCAATACTGCTCTTGACATTGCTCTTTTTTCTGCCATTTCTGCGACATACCAAGAATTTGTGTTTCCGTCTGAATAACTTGCTCCTTTTAATGCAGATCCGAATGTCTCAATATTAGATCCACCTTTACTGGCTGTTGCCTTAAATACTGCAAAATTAGTCTCGCATTTTATAACTTCATAGTTTATAAATATTTTTTCCATTGCTTGGATCTTATCTACTCCCTGCCTTGTTACAATAGTATAATGCTGATGTTTAAAAAAATCGTCTTTTGTTAAATTGTACTTTTTATACAATTCCATTAATTTGTCTTTATTCATTGTAAAATATTTAATTATTAAATTTTAAATTTCCGTTAACTTCTAAAACTGCTTCTAAAAATACAATTCGTTGGTTTAATTTATGGATCTCTTTATCCATTGCTTCAATCCTTTGTAGTAAAAATTCTTGTGTTTCTTGCGTTGCTCTGGTGCGAGTTACGTCTTCTGAATAAGTCATAATTTTGTCTTTTAATTGTTTAACTATTTTTTTTAATAAAATTTACAAGATCTGCCATTGCAGTATTAAAATCGTATTCGTTTTTTTCGTATGTAAATACAACGCTATCCCAATTGCCTTGACAAGCAAATGATATTGATTGATAGTTCCAGACATTAACAATTAGTGATCCCTGTAATTCTGTTGTTGGTGATTTTAAATGTCTTTCTTTAATAATAGGTAATTCTAAAAATGCTTTCATAATTTTGTCTTTTAATTGATTATACGATAAAGATATTAAAAATAATTGATAAAAAAAAATATTATTAAAAAAAAAGCAAAAAAAAAGGCTGACTCCACGCCAACCCTTAATTCCATTATCTAGTTAGATAACTTTAAAAGACATATCAAATATACAATAATTTTATAACTCTGCAAGTTTTTTTGTGTATAAATCTACTAATTCTAAAAGATCGTTATTATCATACTTAACAATTTTATGACTTAATATGTTTAACTCTTCTGCTAAACCCTCTTTAATGTAGATGTCGAGGTTTTTTCCGAACGTATACTGTTCGCCATATCTAAAAACGTTACAACCTGCACACTGTACTTGACAATTATCTTCATTCCAACGAGTAGAATAATGTTTCCTACTCATAAAATGTCCACATTGTAGACTTTTCCAGTGGTCTTTTTTGCCACAAGTAAAGCACTCTGTCATTCCATTGTGATCTGCATTTCGTTGCCTTATAAAATGAGAAAAAATAGCGTCAGCTTTTTTAACTAATGTACTTCTTTTAGGTTTTTTTTTAACAGTCATCTTTTTTTACAAATAATATAAGTAGTAATAATACTGCTATAAAAATTGAAATATTATAAGTCATAATTTTTTATCCTGTCAACTTTATTTCTAAACAATATTATTGGCGTTTCCATATCAATATCTTTTATTTTTTATTTTTGATAAAAAAATTTGTTTGTTAAAGTAATTGCTTCAAAGGTATATAAAAAAAAATTGAAAGTCAAGTCTATTTTTTAGATATAACTATATTTTTTGAAATTTTCTCTGCACTTCGCCCAACTACATAACCCCCAATACCCAATTGTAGTAAGTCCCAAAACTCATTTTCAAGTGGTGGAATTGGTAACTCAAATAATGGTGCAATAAATTTAACATACATTACAATAAATCCAAAACAAAGCATTAATATTGGACGCCAAGATCTTTGTAGCCAGTTTCCATTAGCTTCTGTAACAATGATTTCTGTTTGCAGCCTTTGTAGTTCAAGCTGCTGTTCTTGTAATACCTTAAATACTTCGTTTTTTGCCTTAATTCGCTCTTCATCACTCGTAAATAGATTATCTATAACCTTACCTACTTCGCCAATTACTCCTGTTGTAAACCAACTTAATATTTTTTTCATTTTACCACTGAATTTGAAATTGTATAATACCTAGAAATATATTGATCTCTTCATACTCAAAATTTTCTTCTGCTTCCATATATCCAAGTCCAAAAATAAAAGACTTTGGAAACAATATAATTAAATTTATGTCTAACATTTTAAAATTGATTACTTATCCACTCGTATTCTTTTGTAGCATCAAAACAAGGACAGCTTTTTGCAGCGAAATCTCTATGACTGTAAATTCTGGCAGAAGTGTATAATGTTTTTAAGGTACATAAAATTTCTTCAAGTGCTTCTCTTTGCTGTGGCGTTCTGGTGTCTTTTGCAATCCACTTTCCGTCTTTACCTCTTTCAGATTCTACTCCACCAATATAACAGATCCCAATGCTGTCGAAATTATGCCCTTTTGTGTGTGCGCCACTTTGTTCGATCGGTCTACCCTCTTCAATTTCACCGTCTAAACTAATAACAAAATGATACCCAATATCACGCCACCCTCTTTTTAAGTGCCACTTACGGATCGTATCTACTGAAATGTCTTTGCCCTCTTGTGTAGCAGAACAATGTATTATTATTTTATTGATCTTTCGCATTTGCATTTAGTTTTTAAAGTTTCTAATTTAGCGTTCCACCAAAAGTGTAAGCTACATTTTTTGTCTTCTAACCAATCTGCTAAATTTCTTAATCCTTTAATCATTTTTTTTTGTTTTTAGTCATTAAATACCACTTGTGAAGTGTATATCCTATTGAAACTAACATCAGTGTTAATTTTAATACAACGTCTATATTCGTGAAACTAATCATTAAGCTACTCCCATTTAGTGCATATATTTTTAAATCTTGAAATGTCATTTTTTTATTTTTTAATCTTGTATTGTTAACGTAGCAATTACAGGCGTAATTAAATCGTCAATTTTTGATTGAACATTATTTTCTATATTAGAAACTTGTTTTTCTCCCATTGTTAACTGCGTCCAATTTGTAACTATTTCGTTGGTTAAATCTGAAAACGGTATAAAAGGATTATCTGGATTGTAGGTTAAAAGCTGCTCACCAATAACAGTTGCTGTATAAGGTATGTCATTTGGATCTAATACATCTGATTTTCCTGTAACTTTCCAATTAACATTATATACTACATCTGCTTCTTGATTTTCTTCTATATAAACCTCTACTGTTTTACAATCCCAAGTGTATTTAGTCATAATTTTTTATTTTTAATCTACCAAGTATTTGTTTTAATATTAACCCAAGAATAGGTATTTGCTCCTGTCTGCATACATACATCTACATAACTAGCATTTGAAGTCTTATAATATCTTTGAGATCCTTCTAATTGTGCCGATGGTGTTGCAGTATTATTCGCAAATTGAATACTCGTATTAGATCTTATTACTCCATTTACTGAAACATTCTGAACGTAAGACGACGGCTGCCCAAAGTAAATTATACTATTGTTTCCTGCGCTTATAAAGTTTATGTTATAAATTTTTTCAAAGTCTAGTGTATTAATTCTCGCAACTCCTTGAACTTCAAAGTCCTTACTTGGAGTAGTCGTGTTTACACCTACTTTACCCCCATTAAAAGTCGTTTTTCCGTCAGCTCTTACACTTATAGTTTCTACGTTAGAACTGTTTTTTAAAATTAGTTTCGCACTTCTATTAGCATACCATATCCCAGATGCTGCCGTAGCTTGATCGTTTAAAGCAATAAACGCCCAACCTGTTGGATTGGTGCTACCATTGTTTAAAGCCATAGCTGCTCTTATAGTTCCGTTTACGTGAAGTTGGTCTTGTGGGTTTTGATTTACAGTATTTATGCCTACAAAACCTCCATTTATTACTGTTTCATTAGCTGAAATTAAAACATCA